CCATATAGTCTGTTCCATCCTCAACCGGGCGCTCGGCATTGATGAACAGACATCTCCTGCTCCGCATAGCGAAACGCCAAAGGAAGAGGGGCAAAAGACTGGCGGGCATGCCAGCAGCGGCGCAACCACGTTGCTAACTATCAGCCTCCAGCCGGAACTGAAGGACGCCGTTAAGCGCATCGCAAAGATGGAGCGCCGTACCGCCAGCAACATGTCCTGCCTTATGCTCCGCGACTGGATCGGAGAGTGGGAGGCCAAGCACCCCGGCGTCAACATCTGGAATAACAGCGAGGAAGAATAACTGGACACCGCTTTTCCTGTACACCGTTCGAGGAGTTGCCATGAAGCCGAAAACCCGCACTGTCAAAATCGTCTACCCGAAGTGCCGCGACGACTACTTCTGCTGGCCAGAAGGCGACCTTGCTCCGCTTTCCGCCGTCATCGTCTTGGACTTGTCCAATCTCAGGTGGCCCGTCCTGTACTGCGCCAAGCTTCAAGGCGACCAGCTTCCGCCAAGCCATGCGATTCCGTTCTGGCTTCCCAACGTCGCAAGCCTGATGCCTGAGGACGTCGGCAGGTGCATGGACGCCGTCCTGCCGATGATGGAACGTCTAGCCGGGGGCGCATGCAAAAAGCGTTTTCCAGACGGTCGCGTCGCGCTCGACTACAGCGAACGGATCAGGGGCAGGATCGACAGGGAGATTGACAGGTTCCTGTATCCCGAAAAGTTCACGCAAAACATGGTTAACCTTGAAAATCTGAACGCCGTTCCGCTGCAGTAGGAGACCCGCCATGACCAAAGGCTACAAGACAGGCGGCACGCCGTCCACCGGGCGCACCGGATCACTGACCATCAGGATCCAGCCGGAGCTGAAGGAGGCGCTGGCGGAACTGGCGGAGCGTCAGGGCCGGACGCTCTCCGAGGTCTGCGTGCTGGCGCTCCGCGACTACGTCATCGAGGAGGAGGCGCGGGAGGCGACGAAGAAATAGCTGTACACCGCTGGGCCGGACGAAAAAAACCTGCATACCGTCCGGCCCATAACTTTTTTTCACTTTCGTTAACTTTTTTAGTTGACACAAGCAGGGTAGGGGCGTAGAGGTGGAGTCAAGGACAACGTCAACCCAAGGAGGACGCCATGTACAACATGCTCACCGAAACCTACCATTCCGTCACCGTCAGCTATGTCCGCAAGCCCCGCACCGTCCGCATCGGCAGCTTCAACGGCAACCGCGCAGGCCGCATGCGCTACAGCTTTAGCACAGTCGCCGACGCTGAACGCTTCCTCGAAGCCTGCGGGTACGCCAAGGAGCGCGGATGGATCGAAAGCTGCGGCAGCACCATGCTCGGCAGCAGACCCGCTACTTCCAAGAGCGTGCTGTGGACTTGGCAGAACGGCACCGACGACCGCGCACACCTCGACGAACTCACCATCGTCCCCGTGAAGAAGGAGATAGAAATGACAAAGATTCAGGTTCAGTTCTACGACCACCCCGTCTGCTCCTACACCGTAACGGAACTCGGAAGTGGCAGAGAGCTTGACGTCTACACAGGCTCTCTCCGTGTCGCCATAGAGCAGTTCCTCGGCAGGTACTACTCCCAGCACGACAGGATCTTCGTGGACAAGCTCGACGGCAACACCTTCGCCATCTACCTCAAGAAGCCCGCTCACTTTGCATAGGAGGCACCTTATGGAAACTTGGTACAAGATTTACTTGGGCGCAGACCCTGAACCTATCCGCGATGCCGACACCCTCGCCGAAGCCAAGCGCATCGCACGGCACTACGACCGCGAAGGCTGGGCCGTCTGCATCGTCAAGTGCGAAGACTGGGATGAACTCGGCATCGTCTGGAAGAACTGGTAAACCTGTACACCGCCTGCCCCTTCTTTTGTTAACTTTCTTTCACTTTTTTAGTTGACATCAGGAAGGGGCAGGCGTAGAGATAGGGGCAAGGGGAAACCCCGACACCGCAAACAAGGAGTACAAACATGGCAGCCACCGTCGAGTCCATCAGGGCCAAGATTGAAAAGCTTCAAGGCACCCTCGCCCGTCATCAGGCCCGCAAGGCCAAGAAGGAAGCCCTTCTCGCCAAGGAACAGGACGAAGACGCCCGCTACTGGATCCAGTGCGACGTTGAGCATGCGGAAGAGGATATTGAAAACACCCTCCGCAAGATCAGCGACGCCGAAGTCTCTCTTGCCAGAGCCGTTGCCGTCCAGCAGGCCAAGGAGGCCAAGGAAGCCGCCAGAGAGGCCACCATGCCCGCCCAGCTCAAGGCATTCCGCGACGAGGTTGTGGAAGACTGGACGGCCTACGACATCGAGCAGCGCGACAAGGATCCCCGGCTCTGCCCGGACTGCTACGGCTGGCGCACTGATGAACAGCTCCGCGAAAGCAACCTCCGCGACGCCAACGCCCTGATCGACAACTTCCTCTTCCGCGTCGAAAAGGCCGTGGGCAAGGCCGCCGACTTTTCCATGCTCCGCGTCCGCCACGGCAACTCTATGGAAGGCGCGGCCATCAACGGGTACGTGACAGGCGAAAACGGCAGGGCGAAGGTGCAGACAGCCGCCGCCGGAGGATGGAACATCCAGCGTTTCCACTACCGCGTACTGGTTCACAAGCTTCACTAGCAAACCACGGCCCCGTCCAACCGGGCGGGGCCTAGGAGGCCAAACATGAGAACTAGAGCTGAAATTAACGTCGTGGTCACTGGCATGCCCCGCCCGCACAGGGACGTATACCGTTACGCCAACATCATCAGCTTCAAGCACGGCAGGTGCCTGTTTGAGGACTCTTCCAGCGCCGAAGAGTACCTTGACGGCATCGGCTTTGTCCCCACAGACGAAAACCGCACCTATCGCCGTTTCGACGAGCGCGACCTCGTCTGGATGTGCGAAGCGCAGGAATGGACGGACGGCCGCCGCACGGCGGAGCTGGTGATCGAGTACTTCATCGGCTTTTCTTTCATGTCGGAAGCGGAACTGGAGAGGGGCGAAAGGGCTTGGAACGCCCTCTGCTAACCTTTCGTCTACTTTTATCAACTTTTTTAGTTGACACAAGTTGGGGAAGGGCGTAGGGTTCAAATCAACAGGGGACGCCCTCCCCAAACATCAAACAGGACAAGGAGTACGAAAATGGCCAGCCAGTTCAACATCCAGCAGATCATGACCAGAGCGCACCAGATCCGTCGCGAAGCCTCCAGCCAGTTCGGCTGCGCCCTCCGCGACATCCTCTTTTCCGAATGCCTCAGGCAGGCTTGGGCCGAAGCCCGCGCCAACGTCCGCTTCACCGTTTCCGAGAGCTTCAGCGGGTACAACGCCCGCCGCTACAGCAAGCCTTGGGGAGCCGTCATCTCCCGCGCCTCCGACGGCGGCTTCAGCTACACCTTCGACGGCATCTGGTGGGGCGACGCCAACGACGGCGGCGTGGTCGAGATCCCCAACGTCTGCCCCGGCACCGTGGTCGCCTTCGGCCAGCGCGACAACCGCAAGGCCAGAGGAACGGAAAACAACTGGTACGTCGTCCAGAATGACGGTTCTCTCCAGTACGTCACCAGAGCGCAGGCCCGCCACTACCTCTAGACCGCAAAATTTTTTCCTCCCTTCCGTCAACATTTTTAGTTGACGGGAAGGAGAGGGCATGAGAAAAGACCAAAGGAGAACAAAAATGCAAACCATAGACATCGACTACCAGCGCAGCGTCATCCGCGACCGCGTCTCCAAGGAATTCTCGCGCACCGTCTACGAGATTGAGAGCGCCCTGAAGCAGCTCACCCACCAGTGGGCCGCCTTCAACGAAAGCAACGACATCGAAAAGGCAGACCGCGTCCACCTCGCATGCAGCGAGATCCGCCGCATGGTAAGCCATATCGACATCGCCTACCTCTCCGACATGGCTGCCCGTCTCGACGTTCTCGCCAATCTCGACAAGTAGGAGGACAGCATGAACGTCAACATCAGCGCACTCGCTCACAATACCGAATTCAACGCCCGTCGCGCAGACGAAGACGGCCTCTCCGCCCTCGACACCATGATCGGCGAAGCAGAGGCCCTAGCCGGAATTCTCAGGCGCTACAGGGACATGTACGACGAATGCGGCTCCTACGAAGCAGAGGAAGAGCTGGCTGGCAAGGGCAACGTCATGACCCGCGCCGCCGACAACGCCAGATTCATTATCTCCCGCATGGAACAGCGCATGCAGGAAATGTCCGAAAGCGGAGCGGAGCTTTTCGGCCTCAGTTCAATCCTGCCCCAGCTCATCGCTCTCGACGTCAAGATCAACGGCAAGGAGGACTAGCCATGAGCAAGTACGAGGTCTGCTGGTGCGGGGACGCCGTCCCCGTCACCGTCGCCAAGTGCGGCACGCTGGAAGGGGGCTGTGGAGGAGTTCAAGGCCCGCAACAGGCACATCTTCGACCGTTCCTACGCCCAGAAGCACGGTCTGCTTCAGACAGGCACATTTGACAAGATCTACCACAAGACAGCCGACGGCGAATGGGAAGAAGTCTCGCCGTTCGACGAGGAGGACTAGAGATGGAACACAACGGCGTAAAGCGCATGGGACGGCCTCCTACGGGCCGTCAGAAGACCTTCAGCGTCACTCTGCCGGACAAGCTGAAGGAGGTCATCGAGGAGGACGCCCGCAAGAACGAGCGGTCAACGGCGGGCCAGATCCGGCACATCTTAGCCCTGCACTACAAGTTCAGGGACTGAAAAAGACCCTCAAAAATTTCAGGGCGGGATTTTCAAAAAGATCCCGCCCTTTGCTTTTCAGCGCCTAGAGCTTCTTGAACGCCCCGTCGTCCTTCTCCGGCGGATCCACCTTGTCCAGCGCCGACTCCACGCACGTTTCGGCGGCGTGGTTAATGCGCCTCATAGCCCTCTTGATGAGGCTAGGCACCGGAAGGCCCATTGCGTCCGCCTTGCCGATGATCGACAGGGCGTCGTGCATGGCAAGATAGGCGGCCGTCCAGAGAGGCACTGGCAGGTCTGTATGGAGCAGCGTCTGGCAGACGTACTGGGCAAGCCATGCGATGACGAGGAGCAGGGTGTAGACCGGAATCTTCGCCATGCCGCGCATAAATTTCCGGCAGGTGAACTTTCCCCTGCTCATGGCGTAGGCGCAGCCGATCACAAAGTCCGCCACGAAAAGAACGCCCATGACGACGGCGAGATCCACCGGAAGGCCAAGCTTTGTGCAGCCCCATAGACCGAGGGCGCAGATACCCTTGAAGACAGGGTGGCTCACCACGCCGGAAAACACGGACTCAAGGTCTGACAGGTGCATCACGTCTCCGTAGTCGTCGAAGTCAATGCTCATAGCCGTCCCCATCAGAGCCACTCCAGCGCCTGCCGCTTCATCGCGTTGCAGCGCCGAGTCCAGCCTTTGATGAAGACCTTCTGGCTTGGCCTGTTCGCAACAATGGCATCATAAAAGCTCTGGCGCTTGTTGGCGACCGCCCCGATGCCGTTGGGCGTGTTGAGGAAGTGCATGGCAGCCCTTGTTTTGGGGCCGTATTTCCCGTCCACCGCCAGCTTCGGCATCACGGAGGGCAGAAGGTTGCAGGCCCGCTGGATGATCTTCATGGCGTTGAAGGAGCCGTGGTTGACGTTCATGTCGTAGGCACACAGCGCCACGCTGATGGGCATGTCATCTAGCTGGAACGGATCCCAGAAGGAATACTTGAATAGACGCCAAGCCTGATCCTTCGTCAGTTCCTTCACCACCTGCCTAGTTATCGTAGACGTGCCGAGGATGTCCCGCAGAACGGAAGGCCGCGTCTTCGACATGTCCTGCAAGTAGGCCATAGAGACGCCATATTTAGTCAGTCCGCCGGAGTCGGCGGCGTCGTCTGTCAGACCGCCTTCCCATTCCAGAACGAAGTTCTGGCATCTTTCAAAGTTTGTCATCTTGCATCTCCCTTGCCGTCCATTTTCTGTGTACCGCTTGCTGTTGCAAATTGCAAGGGAATAGCATAAGATTCTTGAATCAACTGACTTGCCAAATTTGGTTGCGAAAAAGCCCCGGAGCGGTTCCGGGGCTTTCTTAATTAGAGACCGTGCTTTACGCGGTCTTTTTCTTCTGCGCGCTTTGCGTTGTTAAAGCGGTCAAGCGTGCCGACGAGGTAGCCTGTTATGCGGCGGATCCTGTCGAACTTGACGCCTTTGCCTATCATTCTGTCCTGCTTTTCCATTGCGTATCTCCTAGTCCTCCGCCGTAATAAGGACGAACTTGCCGAGACGGGCGTCTTCGGGAAGCTCCTTCTCCATTTCAGGATCCATCTGTCCGTCCACAAGCTTCGGGAAGTCGAGGCCAGCTTCACCGCAGGCCATGCCGTTCTCGTCCGTCTGGCACGACACGATGTAGACAGGGCGGCCGTCCGGAAAGTCAGACAGCATTTTTTTCAGGGTTCCGACTGTCACAGCCATGTTGTTCTCCTTTAAGGCGTTCTATTTCAGCCTTCAATTCCTTGATTCTTCTCAACAGGTGACGGGAGCATTTCCTGCACATCTTGCCGTGAAGAAACTCCCATGCATTTTTCGCTTCCTTGGCGTCTCCGTCCACCGATTCAGGGCCTGACATTCCGCAGTTCGGACAGGCCACAGTCTTGCCTCCTTCGGCAGTGTCGGCGACATAGACTTGATCACATCCGCAGGCAGGGCAGGGCGACACTACTTCCCCATCCAGTTCGCTATGGCATACGCCAGCGCGGCAAGGCAGGCCACGCCGAGAGCGACGCCAGCTTTGAAAAGATCCGCCATGACGAGGCCCTTCGCAATCTCAGTCCAGTCCATGAACCCTCCTAGACCGAAGCGACCGCGACGAAGACGGCTACAATTCCGGCGCACATCAAAAGCAGCTTTGCCAGCCAGTCGGGGCAGCATTTACTCATCATGACGGAACTCCCTAAGTATAATCCTGACAGCCACCACAATGAGGTCGAGAAGTTCGGAGTCCATGCGGTCTTCCCAGCCGGGAAGACCCTTGGTAGCCTCCCGTACCGCTTCGCCATGCTCTTCGGACAGGAACCCGATGGCGTGAAACAGATTCTCCGCCATGCCGGGATGCTTTTCACGTGCGGAATCGAGCCTCTCGCGAATGATTTCAAATAAACCTACCTCCGGCGCTTCCTTCTTCGTGATGAATTCTTCCAGCTTCTGCTGGAGTTCATCGTCGGTCAACGGTTCGCACATCATTCGGCATGACCTCCGTAAATAGCGGGATTGCATGACGCAATGCGCTCCATCAGCTCTTCCTTCGTCTGCGGAGCATCGCTCACCAGCTCTTCGCAGCCTTCGGCCTTGGGAGCTATACGAATATCTTCGTCGTCAACGCATGAAAGCGCCCCGTCTTTGTCAACAACATGCGGGCGCTTACATCCCACGTCATATCTCACGTATACTGCATCGCGCCAAAGACTGTCCGAAACAGACGGAAGGACAACGCGGTACTGCACCCTGTCGCCGCGCTTATATTTCTGCTCCTCTTCGGCTTTAGCCCTCTCCGGCATGGCACATTCGGCCCCGCAGGCGGCATAGCCAGCCAAGTCCACGAACCCGTCGGCATAGCCCTTGTTGGCACGAATTCTAGCCATCTTGAGCATGCCCATCATCATCGCGACGTCCACGGTGTCCACGGCAACGTCGAGATATGCGCTCCAGAGGCTGGAAATGAGGCCGAAGCTGTCTTCCGGCCCGCCGTATTCGCTGTTTCTGTCCTTCAGCACGCAGCCAGCAGCCGCGTCCAAACACTCCTTTCTCGTCAAATCACTGTCCTCCGTACCACATGACTTTTCCCGTATGCATCTTGAACGTCTCTGGATCGGGCCATTCGGCTCCGTGGTTTTGCGGAATACCGTTCAGAAACCACGTCCACGACGCGACGGGCTGAATCTTTTCGACCACTACCGTCCTCTCTGAAGGACGCGCCAAAGCGGCGACAAGAGCCTTCTCAAGAGTCTCCACGCGATCTTCCAGTTGTCTGCAGCGGTTTTCAAGTTCCTCAATTTTATTCATCTCCTTTCCTCCCAAGTCAATGCGGGGAGGCAGGAGCCTCCCCGTTCCGTATGTCAAGCAAAATCTAGCGCAGCTTGTACTTTTTCTTGAGGCTCTCCAGCTTTTCCTCGCTGACGGCCTCTCCTTCCCGCCGTCCGCACCTAGGGCAGACGCCGTTGATGACGCCGACGTAGCCGCAGACAGGATCGCGGTCTACGGGGTGCGAGATGGCGAAGTACCCCAAGTTCTTGTCGTGCATGTACCTGACCAAAGACTCCATCGCTTCAAGGTTGCGGGCGGCGTCTCCGTCCAGCTCCACGTAGGTGATGTGGCCCGCGTTGCATAACGCATGATACGGAGCTTCAATATCGACTTTCTTCGCCGCAGAGATGTTGTACCACACCGGAACATGGAACGAATTCGTGTAGTACTCGCGGTCGGTGACGCCCTTGATCTCGCCGTACTTTTCCCTGTCCATGCGGATGAAGCGCCCAGAGAGGCCCTCGGCAGGCGTTGCAAGACAGGTCACGTTCAGCTTCAGTTCACGGCTCCGCCTGTCCATCCAGTGCCTCATGTGCGTCACGATGCGGAGGCCGAGTTCGCGGGCTTCGGCGTCTTCGCCGTGGTGCTTGCCGACGAGCGAGACCAGACACTCGGCAAGGCCGATGAATCCGATGGACAGGGTGCCGTGGTGGAGGATGTCGCCGACCGGATCGTCCCAGTTCAGCTTTTCGGAATCCATCCACACGCCCTCGCCCATGAGGAAGGGGTAGTTGCGGATCCTTCTCGCCTTCTGAATATCCAGCCGGAAAAGCAGCTGGCGGAGGCAGAGGTCGAGCATCTTGTCGAGTTCGACAAAAAACTTGTCGAGATCGCCTTTCGCTTCAATGCCGAGACGGGGGAGGTTGATCGTGGTGAACGAGAGGTTTCCGCGCCCCGAAGTCGTTTCCCGCGTAGGATCATAGACGTTGCCCATGACGCGGGTGCGGCAGCCCATAGTCGCGACTTCAGTGTCTGGATCGCCTGCCTTGTAGTATTGCAGATTATATGGTGCATCCAGCGATTCCCAGTTGGGATACAGTCGCTTTGCAGAGACTTTAATGGACAATTTAAATAAATCATAGTTCGGATCGCCGGGGCGGTAGTTGACGCCGTCCTTGATTTTGAAAATCTGGACAGGAAAGATGGGCGTCTCGCCTTCGCCAAGTCCGGCGTCGGTCGCCTTGAGCATCATCTCGCTGACCAGCCTGCCTTCCGGCGACGTGTCGGTGCCGTAGTTGACGGAAGAGAAGGGAACCTGCGACCCGGCACGTGACTGCATCGTGTTCAGGTTGTGAACCAGCGCCTCCATTGCCTGATAGGTGTCGTCGCGGGTGCGGGCTTCGGCGCGGAGGGCGATTTCGTGCATCGCCATCATGGACGCCGCGAAGCCCTCCTCGAAAGGCCATGAGGGATTGCCGAATCGCGGCTCGTACTTGACAGACCACTGCTCTGCCGTGTGCTTCGCCTGCTCTCCGTCGTAGCCGTTGCGGTAGACCAGCATTTCCTCCACTTCGCGGCGCCAGTTTTTTACGTAGCTCTTATGGACGTATGGAGCCAGCGCGAAGTCGAGCATCGGAATAGACTGCCCGCCGTGCTGGTCGTTCTGATTGCTCTGGATGACGATGCACGCCAGATTGGCGGCGGTCTTGATGTTCGACGGAGGCCGGATGAAGCCGTGGCCCGTGAAGAAGCCGCGCTGAAGCAGCCTGCCGACGTCGATCTGGCAGCACGTCTCCGTCAGCGTCATGAAGTCGAGGTCGTGAATGTGTATCCAGCCTTCCTGATGAGCTTTGGAAAACTCTTCCGGCAGAACTTCATCCAGATTGAACGCCTTCGCGCCTTCCGAGCCGTACTTGAGCATTGCGCCCATGCTCGACTCGCCGTCGATGTTTGCATTCTCGCGCTTGATGTCGGCGTCCTTGGACGGCGCGTAGGCTATTGTTCGGTAGGTTTCCGCAAGATCTCTCATATCATTGCTCCCATTTCCTGAAAATTTCCTCGAAGTCTCTTTCCATTCTGTCGTTGAGCTGCCCGATTGTCTCCGTGTTCCCCGGCGAAGGCGGCTTCAGCCTCTTCAAGCGCCATATGCGCCATGCAGAGAAAGCCGTTCCGGCAACGCAGAGAATCAGGATGAAAATTCCGAGCTTCATGTGTCTCCTAGCGCGGCAATTTTGAGGCTTCGGCACGTCTGCCAATCGTGAGTTTCGATGCCGAAGCCCCTGACCCATATCGTTACTCGTCCTGAAGCTTGAACGCCGTTTTTGCACGACTGGCGTTGAGCTTCGCCATGCGCTCCTTGGCGGCCGCCTTCTGCTCGTCCGTTAGCTCCCGCTTCTCGCGGAAGGGGTTCTTCCCGAAGCGCCAGCGCCACAGCGGACATTTCTCGATGGGGCAGAGTTCCACCTCCTTTGCCGACCCTCCGCAGCAGTCGAGGCACTTCGCCCTCATGACCTTCACGGGGTTGCGGTATTTGGGCAGCTCGTCCCTGACGTCCAGAGCCTTCTTTTCCTTTGCCATGATTGTCCTCCTAGTCGATGGCCCATCTTGAGCCGAAAACGGAATAGCCGCCCTCGTCGTCCACGGCAGCCTGCGAAACGCCGTTTCTGGCCCGCCACGCCGCGAGGCACTTGGGGCAGCGATAGTCCACGGTGGGGCGGCCGCAGTCGTGGCAGCGCCTGACGGACGACGCCCCCGGCCTCTTCTGGACGGGCTTCGACGCCGAGACGCCGAGCAGCTTTCCCCGCGCCGCGCACGCCTGCGAAGACCTGCCGGGAAGTCGGTCGGCGGCGTCGCTCCACGACATGCCCTGCGCCATGAGCTTCTTCAGCGCGTCGTCCTCCTCCGGCGTCCACGGCCTGCCCCTGTGCCGCATGTCCGGCACGTTCAGCGCACGCCAGCGGGTCTCGCAGGCGGGCCTCGTCCTGCCGAGGCAGGCCGCGATGTCCTCCCACGCCATATGGCGGAATCTCATGCGCCGCAGAACGGCGTCCTCTTCGGGCGTCCATTTTCTAACCGCCATACGGAGCCTCCTCTTCGTCCGCGAAAGGCGTCACGGTGAGCCGCAGCATCCCATCCTTCACGGGGCCGTGCATGACGGATCGGCAGTCCTTCACCACGGAGTCGTCGATCCACAGTCCGGCATGGGTCAGCGCATCGAAGGCGGCCTTGGCGTAGTTGTCGGCGTCCCTGCGCCGCCTGTCCGGCGGCCAGAGGTCGAGGCGCACGGCGAGGGGGCCGTCCAGAGGCTCCAAGGGAAGCTCTCCGGCATGCCTCCGCGCCATGACGAGGACGTTCACGCGGGCGCGGTACTGGCGGCCCGTCTGCGTGAGTATCGTGCGGCCCCGCGCCATCGTCCATTCGTGGTTCACGCTCGGCGGCCACGGAAGCGCCAAGATGAGGGTAGGGGTGGTGGTGGTGTTTTCGGTTCCCAGAGTCATCGGTTCCCAGTCCTGCTCCCGTCCCCGTATAATCTACTTCTACGAAGTAGATATATACGGAGGGCTACGGGTATTGGTTTTTTGAATTGTAACTACCTGAATTTATTGAATTTCTACGGTTCCCAGCGTTTTCTGGGAACCGTGGGAACCGTAGATTTTTTCCGGCCCTACGGTTCCCAGCTGGGAACCGTGAAACGGTTTTACGGTTCCCAGAGAAATGCCCGAAATCATTGAATATTTTACGGTTCCCAACGGTTCCCAGACGGTTCCCGGGAACCGTAGACAACGGTTCCCACGGTTCCCAGACGGTTCCCACGGTTCCCGGGAACCGTAGATTTCTGGGAACCGTGACGATGTCACACGGCGTCCGGCTACCATTCGGTGCCTTCCTTTCCGGTTCCCGGATCCGGCACCCTCGCCCCGCTGGTGGAGCCTTCGGTGAACTCGTAGGAGTCGGGGCTGGTCGCCATCGGGCCGTCGGGGACGTCAAGCCACTTGGCGGTCTTGCCTATCTGGCAGCGCACGATCCGCTTCTTCCGGAGCAGCTCCTGCACGCCGTCTTCGAGGCGGTGCTTCGTCCATCCGCAGAGCGGTTCGGGAAGCTCGTCCCTTCTGGCGAAGAGGCCGTTCATGCCGGACGCGGCGAGAGGCTTGCCTTCGGCGCACTTGATGCGGACGGCGGCCTCCAGCACGTCGAGGGCGTCCTGCGGGGCGCAGGAGTCGTCCATCGGCGTCGCGGCCTCCAGCAGGCCGTTCGGGTTCCTCACGAGGATCTGCACGGCGTTGTCGGAGGGGCAGTTCGACTTCACCACGCCGGAGTAGAAGACGTCGTGGATGCTCACCGCCCTGTTCAGCGCCTTTGCGGCCTTCTTTCTGGCGGTTCCGTCGGCGGGCCAGACCGCGTAGGCAAGGCGGACGCCGTCCACAAGCGCCGTGGTGCCTCTGATGCCCTCTCTCGCCGCCTCAGGCGTCCGCTCGGCGTCCTTTCCGGCTTTCTTCATATGGTGGGCCATGAGGACGCACGCGCCTCCGGCCTGCTTGGCGAGGCGGGCGAGAGCGCCCTGAACGAACGCTCCGGCCTGCGGGTCGGCGTTGACGTCCACGGCGACGAAGCTTGCCAGCGGGTCGAGGACGACGAGCTTCACGCCGCCCAGCGCCCTGCACTGGCGCACGATGGAGTCGAACTGCGGCGTCGTCTCGAAGCCCTGATGCCAGCCGTCCTTGGCGCGGACGATGGGGAACGGCCCGCCGTCGTCGGGAAGCGGAACGACGAACATCTTCCCCTTGGCGCGGCTTCTTCTTGAGCCGTCTGGGTCGATGCTCTGGAGCCTCCTGTGGACGTCGTCCCTGTTGTCCTCCGCCGTGAACATGACGGCCTTCCCGCTCTGGCAGACCCTTTTTCCCAGCCATCCGGCGTCCCTGTTGAAGTCGATGCCGGACGCCTCGCCTCCAGCCACGCGGAGGCACAGGTCAAGCTCCAGCATGCCCTTGCCCGTTCCGCCTGCGGCGGCGAGAAGGCACGGCGCGTCCATAGGAAGCGTCCCTTCGACGAGCCATTCCTGCGCCGGGGCCTGCCCCTCGAACTCCGCCACGTCCCAGCTGCGGGCCAGAGGCGCGGCCTCGCCGTCGGGCATGACGACGGCCTTGACGGCCTGCAGCCCTTCGCGGACGGCGAGGTCGTTGAAGTCGGTGGGGTTGCCGTCGAGGCTCTGGAAGTCGGGGATGCAGACGGTTCCGCCGAATTTCGCGGCGGCCTTCTGCATGGCCTCGACGCCGGGGTTCCACGGAACGCCCTTCCGCTGAGTCCAGCGGTCATTGTCGGCGCAGAAGATGAACTTGGTGCCAGGTCGGGCCGCCAGCCACGTCTCGCAGGCGGGGATCACGTTGCCCGCGTCCATCGCGCACAGCACTGGCAGGCCAGTTGCCATGTGGAGGCTTCCTCCCGTGGCGTAGCCTTCGCACACCAGCATGGAGGAGAGGTCGCCGTTCCCGTTGCCGACGAAGGCGTAGCGCCCCTTCTTGGCGAGGCCGAAGGGAAACTTCTTGGAGCCGTCCGGCGCTATCCGCTGAACCCCGGCAAGCCCTCCGTCCGCACCGTAGAGCGGAACGAGGAGCGTGCCGTCGGCCTCCTGCTTCGCCATGCCGAGAGGCGGGACGCCCTTCTTCTGGAGGTAGGCGTTGTCCGGCGACGCGGGCTGCGCCATGCCGTAGTCGGCCTGCGCCTGCGCCACGGCCTGCGCGTCGGCCTGACGGCGCTCTTCCTCGCGCCTCGCCTGCGCCTCCTCCATCCTGCGGCGGTTGGCCTCTATCTCTTCCTGAGACACGGGACGCGCCGCCGCCCGTCCCCTGAACCGCTCGTCGGCTCCCGTGACCTTGACGGTGTCGCCCGTCTTCCACGAAGAGACGACCACGGCGGAGACGCCGTCGCTCCACGCTATGGCCCAACCAGACTTCTTCCCGCCCGTCTCGCCGGGGAGGGCGAACCGCTGGACAGTGCCGTCGGGGACGATTTCCGGCCGCCCAAGATCCATCGCGGCGCAGTCTTCGTAGGCGGCCGCAAGCACTTCGGGCCACGGGGCGCACGTCAGGCCGGAGGGGCTGGACTTCCGCATCCATTCGTTGAAGTCGATCACGCCCATGACGCGCCTCCCGCCGCCCAGCAGACGTCGGCGGCCCTGCACCACCTGCACATGAACGCGGCGCGGGAAGTCTCCTCGCGGGGAAGAAGCTCTCCGGCGAGACTGGCCCGCTCGACGCGGTCGAACCGCTCTTCCAGACGCTCCGCCTCTTCATGGTCGTAGGCCACCAGTTCGTGGTGCAGCTCCATGAGGTCGGCGTCCACGGCGGTGAGCAGGCACCTGTCGAGGCCGAGCGCCTTCATGTACAGGCTGACCTGCCCGTAGTACTTGGGATACGTCCGGCGGACGCCGTCCTTCTTCAGCTTCTGCACCCACTTGTGGCCCAGAACCTTGCACTCCCACAGGGCCGGAATTTCTACGGGGCATGGCCCCTTGCCGTCCCACCAGACGACGATGCCGTCGGCGTGGCCCTTGAGGCGTCCGCCGCAGAGTTCGGCGGCGTACTGCCTGCCCGTGTCGGGATCCCGTGCGTTGAGGGCGAAGCCTGCGCCCTGAATCCACCTTGCGGCGGCGTCTTCGAGAAGGTGGCCCCGCTCGAAGATGCGCCTGACACGCGGTTCCGGCTGGAGCTGGAACAGCTTCTGCGCGAGGTCTTCGCCGAGGCAGGCTTCGGCGCTGTCCCTGAAGGCCGAGGCGAGGCCGTCGAGCTGGACGGCGCGTTCGCATTCTCCGCCGACCGCCGACATGCCGAGGTACTTGCGGGGATGTTCGGGCGTTTCTCTGAGGCCGTCGTCGATGAGCCAGTTTATCCTGTCCGGGAGCAGGGACTTCCGGTTGAAGTCGAGCAATGTTTGGCCTCCTTGAAAAATTTAAGGTCAAAAGGAAAGATTCCACCCTACGGAAGGCGGTTCAGATACCTTGGCGGTGCCAAGTGGGAGCAACCGTATCCAAACTTGGCTTTGAAGGCAAGAGGCAAAACCGGAAACGGATTTGCCAAAAGCCTGAAGCAGGCGTAAAAGTTGAATAAGTTAAGCATGTTAAGGAGTTGAAAAATGGGCTTCAAGGAAGACTTCGTCAGAGTGCTGGGAGAAGCCTGCCAGTCCTACGGCGGGCAGAAGAACTTTGCCAAGGCGGCTGGCGTGCCTCAGAACACGATCAGCCGGATCGTCAGGGGAGAAACCGAGAAGCCGTCCCTCGCCAACGTCGGAGCCATCGTTGACGCCCTCGGCCCCGAAGCCTTTTTTCCAGTGATCAAGCGCACGGGAACCAACTCTCCGGCGGAACAGGTGCGCGGATCCGGCCTGCCGACGGTTCCGGTCTTCGGCACCACTGGCGCTGGAGACCCGCAGGAGTTCTGGACGCAGGAGGCGGAGCGCGAGATCGAAGTCCTGCCCCAGTACGCCCGCCCCGGCATGGTCGCCCTCAGGGTTGACGGCGACAGCATGGAGCCGACCATCATGAGGGGATCCTACGTCGGCATCGCTCCGCTCAACGGCGGCGTAAACGAGGGAGGCATCTATCTGGTGAGCGTCCCTCTGTTCGGGCGGGTCATCAAGCGCCTCCATCTGGGAGACGGCGGAAGCATAGAGCTGATCAGCGACAACCGAAAGTACCCGCCTACGCGCCTGCCGCTGGAGCAGTACGACTCCATAGTCGTCGGCAGGGTTGTCTGGGTCTGGCAGGAACTCTGAGAACTGGAGAAAGGCGGAAACTTTTTTCGCCTTTCTTTTCGCCTAGTTGATACCAAGTTTGGCTTGGTAAAGCCAAAAGCGGGAAAAAGTTCTTGCACCCGAATCCAAGTTTGGCTACAAGGGAGCCGTCGAGAGGGTGAAGCCCTCAAGACGGCAAGCCCCGGCCTCAGAAGGGGGATCCTCAAAAAACACGCCGTCAGAGCCGCAAGGCCAGAGGTCAGCAGGTGGAAGTCCTGCCCCGCGACGGAGGGCGAAAGCCGGAGGACGAAATGCAGGGTCGCGAGAGGGCCAGCCGCGCTTGGGACAATCCGGATCAGGGCGCGAAACTGTTTACAGCAAAGTATTTCTGGCGTGGTAGCTCAACTGGAAGAGCCGCAGTCTTGTAATCTGCAAGTTTTGAGTTCGAGCCTCAACTGCGCCTCCAGATATATGGGGAGCCTCATCAGAGGCTCCCTTTCAAATTTCCTTAAGTTTCCTCAAGGAGTAGAAGCATGAAAATCATCAACCTCACGCCTCATGAAATTACCGTTTTCGCGTCGTCAGACGTGAAGCCCGCAGGGCAGAAGGGCTATGCTCTCGCCCGTGCCAATGCCGAGCCTATCTACCGCTTCCCTTCTCGCGGCATGTCCCGCGCCTCCGCATGCGAGACGCCCCTCAAAGACTGCATGGGTATCCCTGTTTTTAGCATGACTTACGGAGATCCCGAAGGCGTGCCGGAATGGCAGGAGGGCGTCATGCTCATCGTCAGCGCCCTGACCGCCCAAGCCTGCAAGCATGCAGGTCGCCGTACCGACGATCTGCTCACGACGGCCCGCGTCGTGCGCGACACAGACGGCCGCATAATCGGCTGTTCCGCTTTTGCGATGCTGTAGTCTTCAGAATAAAAAAAGTTGAAATAATTGAAAGGAGTTAAAGCAATGACCGACCATACCGCTCCCGACTGCATTGAACCAGTATCCACCCCGCGCAACGTAGAGCGTTGTCTGCTTCCCAAGACTGACCTCCCGTCAGTCCCGTTCGAGACGGCCTACGGGATCGTGTTCCTCGGAATTGCCTCATCGGAGGCAATGAAGGACATGTGGGACGTGACTGAACCCGGCACATGGATCTGTGCAGGGGGCCGCATTGAAAGCGGCTGGTGCCGCAGGGCGAAGACGGCTGAAGTCCGGTTCTGGCTTTGCTCCACCGACGTCGAAACGCCTGACATTATAGTCAGGCACTACTCCCCTGCGGGAACTGAAGAATCTCTCATGGAAATCGCGTGGAGCGACAAGGCTGAAACCATGTTTGACATGCAGCGCAGAGCAAAGGTTGTGCGAGTGTTTCTGGGGGTGTAGCAATTTTCCTCCAAGCTGGGGAGGCCGGACGCAGAGAGAGCATGATGAAACTGTCCGGCCTCCCGTCTTAAATTTCACGGAAACGTGTCCGAGTCAGGCTGGAAGGAGCCTGTTTTGAAAACAGGTGATGCGGCCGAGGTCGCACCGCAGGTTCAAATCCTGCCGTTTCCGCCATTTCACGGAGAAGGTATTCAAGTCTGGTAAGGAGGCGCGGCCTACACAGACGGCGTCTTCAGACTAAAGCAGGTGACGAACGCTAGCTTGGCCTGCCGGACTGAGTCTGGTCGTCGGTTCAAATCCGGCCCTTCTCCGCCTCGTTTCGCCCCGCAGGCGAAAGCCGAGAGTCCGTAGTCCAAAATGCAGGACACCACCCCTAGTCCCCGTCTGAATGCGGTGAGGGCGGGAAAACAGGGGAGGGGATGCGGGGATTGCATCCCGCCGGACTCCGCAAAAATTTACGGAGGATTCATGCAGTTCCATAAGTGGCCCAAAATAGAAAACATCGAGGCAGAGCGCCTCCGCAACTCCCGCGCATTTCAGAAGGCGTGGGAGATTCAGAACTGGGTGGTGTCCGAAAAGATTGACGGCACCAACATCGGCCTGAACATCGGACATGATGGCAAGTGGAGGCTTTCCAGCCGGAACCAGTTCGTGGACGGGAACTTCTACGGCATCGGGTCGGCATGGCCCCAGCTTCTGCCTCTAGTGGAACTGCTGACAAGTTCCATGATTGAAGAGTTTGACCAATTCACCCTTCAGGGTGAATTTTTCGGGCAGAAGGTCATGGGCCGTATCGACTATCGAGTGCCTCAGGCTTTCCGCTGGTTCGGCGCATACAGCATCCACAGAGACAAAGGCTACGAGCGTTGGCCCTTTGCGCTGGTGGAGCAGGTGCTTGACCACTGCGGCATGACCTCGATGCTTGTCCCTGTGCTGGGACGCTGCAGGCATTTTGAGGAAGCTCTGGCAATGGCAAAAGCGCAGGCATCATTCTTCAATCCGGCGCAGCTCATGGAGGGCGTGGTCATTCAGCCTCTCGACGTGCCGATTGAGCCGGACGGACTCATTTTCAAGTGGAAACGTCCAGACTTCCGCGAAAACAGGCTTCCTTCCCTGAAGCCAACGGACGCGGACAGGAAAGTAATCGACGGCCTTAACGCCGAATTCAAGGGCTACATCACCGAAAGCAGGATGGCCTCAGTCATATCAAAGATGGACAGGCCGAAGTCTGTCACCGACTTCAAGCCATACGCCAGCGCCATATTCGCAGATGCATGGGCCGACTTCTGCGCCGACCACCCCGGCCTCGAACTGACCGCCGGAGACGAGAGGGCCGTCCGCAATGTCGGATCGCTGGCATATTTTACATTTATGAAAACGTATAAAAAATATTTCGAGGAGTAGTAAAATGGTAAATGCAACCGCTTATGTCGCTCTTTTTACGTTTCTTCTTGCCTCCGGGGAAAAGATTGAATCCGAAGAGGAGATTTATCCTTCCTATGAAGAGTGCATGATGAACGCCGAGGCAGAGGCGAAGCTGATGGACAGGCAGTGGCAGTGGGAGTCCCGCAAGACGGGCCAGCCCCGCTTCTTCAAGGGCGTGGAGGTGCGCTGTGAAAAGCGTACTCGCGACTAGCGTAGCCTGTCTTGCCATTGCCGTGGGCGCGGCGGGAGCATGGACGGCGCACAGGGCCGTTCAGAGCGTCGAGTTCTTCCAGAGCGAGGCGCTGAAGTGGCACGGCGAAGCGAAAAGCCTGAAGGCCAGCCTGTCCGTTGCGAGAGGCCAGCTTGCCGACGCGGAACGGCGCATTGCGGAAGCCAAGAAGGGTGTTCAACCGCGTGCAGGACGCCCCGGCACGGTCAGCTACAAGGCTAACTCATGGATGAATGTAAAAGCCCCCTCTGACCGCTACTGGAAAGGACAGTGCGGCAGAGACAGGCAGAAGCATGCCATCTGGGTGGCACCGGAATATAGTCTTCGCGCAGGAGCGTTCGTTCTTCGTTCGTATTTTTTGAAGCACAAGATTTCTACAGTTGAGGGCATAGTGAAGAGGTTCAGCACGAACAACCACGCTGAATACATCTCCTATGTCTGCAAGCGCATGAACCTCAAGCCGGACGAGAGCTTCGACGTCATCCGCCGCATGCCGGAGCTTATTCGTTTCATGTCTGAATTTGAGACTGGTCGCCCTGTCCCAGACCACCTGCTGGCGACCTTGGATATTCTCGGAAAGATATAAGGAGTGAAAATGGAAAGCATTGAATCATTGGTGAAGGAGCATTTCGCCATCAAGTCGCAGATAGACGAGCTGAAGGCGCGTCTCTCCGAAGTGAGCGACCAGATCGCCAAGCAGGCCGTCTTCCCCGAAGGCAAGAACACTGCAAGCGCCAGCTTCGACGGCATCAAGGTCAAGGTGCAGCGCAAGGAAGCCTACACGTGGGATCAGGCAAAGCTCAACACGGCACGGTTCGCTCTCGGCGACGAAAAGTTCCTCAACCTCTTCCGCTACAAATGGGAGGCTAACAAGCGGGCGCTCGACGGCTTCATGGCTAACGCCAGCGAAGAGCAGAAGCGCCCCGTGGAGGACGCCCTGACCGTCAAGAAGAGCTTTTCCGTCAGCACGGAGCCGGAGGCGTAGGATGGCATTCGACATGAACAGCATCGTCTCTGCAAAGACGCTCTACAAGCCCCAGCGGTTCCTGATCTACGGCGTGCAGGGCATCGGCAAGACGACCGCCGCATGCACCTTCAAAGATCCCGTTGTTCTCCGCACGGAGGACGGCACGTGCGCCATCGACGTGCCGACCTTCCCTGAGGTCGCGGGAAGCTACGAGGACGTGGTGGGAGCCATACAGGCGCTCCACGGCGACCACCAGTTCAAGACGCTGGTGCTGGATTCTCTCGACTGGCTGGAACCGCTGGTCTGGGACAAGGTCTGCCGGGAGCATCTCGACGACAAGGGCCAGCCTCTCGCCTCCATCGAGGCGCTCGGCTACGGCAAGGGCTACGTGGAAGCCGGAAAGCACTGGCGCTTCATTCAGGGCGGTCTTGACTCTCTCCGCCTCAATAAAGGCATGCAGATTGTCTTGATTGCCCACAGCGAGATCAAGACATTCTCGCCGCCGGACAGCGAAGCCTACGACAGGTATCAGGTCAAGCTGCACAAGCGGGCGTTCGCATTATGGCAGGAGTGGGCCGACGAAGTCTTCTTCGTCAACTACAGGGCCATCCTGCGTTCCCGCGATCCGCAGGGCAAGTCGTTCCGCGCCGAAGGCTCCGGCGACCGCGTGGTGTTCACTCAGGAACGTCCGGCCCTTCTGGCAAAGAACCGCTGGAACCTTCCGGCGGAGATTTCCGTAGGCAGCGACCGGAGCTGGAAGCCCGTCCACGACGCGCTCAAGGCCGCCATCGGCGACGCCTATCCCTATCCATTCTAATTCTAACAGGAGCAAGTAATGATAGATTTCAACGGCTACGGCCCTCAGGGTGCAGGCGTCGGCGTTATTCCGCCGGATTCTATGGTATGGGTCAAGCTGCACATCCAGATGCCCCAGCAGGGGCGCACAGGCTCGGCTGTCGAACTCACCAGCGCAAAGAACTCCACGCTGGAATTCCTCTCCACGGAGCTTGAGGTGATGCAGGGCCAGTTCAAGGGAGCAAAGATCTACCACCGATTCAACGTAGCCGGGGCCACGACTCCGGGCCACAAGAAGGCCATAGACATTTCCATGAAGCAGCTCGGAGCCATTCTCGAAGTGGCGCGGAACGTCACTCCGGACGACGCCTCTCCGCAGGCCACCGAGGCCCGCCGCGTCAACGGCTGGGGAGACTTCGAGGGCATGACGTTCCCCTGCAAGGTCGGCTGCGAGGCCAGCAACACGCCGAAGAAGAACGACCCGACGCACTTCTTCGTGAACAACGTGCTGACAAAGATTGTCACCCGCGCCGACGGCGAGTTCTCCAGTCTCAGCCAGCCTCCCTACGAGCTTATCTCCGCGCTCCCCGTGCCTGAGTTCCCGGTCGGCGGCGCGGCTCCTGCGGCTCCCGCCCAGCAGGCTTGGGGCGCTCCGCAGGCGCAGGCGGCTCCGCCGCAGAGCGGCGGCTGGTCTGCCTCGCCCGCGCAGCAGACTCCGCCTCCTCCCACGTCCGCGCCGACCCCCGGCGCTCCTGCTCCCGCATGGGCGCAGCCTGCTCCCGCCCAGCAGGCCGCTGGGGATTCAGTTCCGTTTTAAGGAATGATCCTCAGGCCCTACCAGTCCCGCCTTGTCTCCAGAGCCGTCAAGGCTCTGGAGAAGCGGGGCAACACGCTCTGCGTCGCCCCGACGGGCGCTGGAAAAACCATCATGCTCGGCAGCCTTGCCAAAGAGGTGGGCGGAAAAACTCTGGTGCTTCAGCACAGGCAGGAGCTGGTCGGGCAGAACATGCGGAAGTTCAGGCAGATCAACGAGGGAGCGTCATGTTCCCTTTTTACCGCCGAGAAGAAGTCGTTTCGCGGGGATGCCGTCTTCGCAATGGTTCAGTCGCTCTACGGGCATCTC